AAGTTCTGGAGCACCTCATTTTTGAGGGGAACAACACTTGATAATTGTATTGTCATAGTCGATGAGTTTCAAAACTTGAATTTTCACGAATTAGATAGTATAATAACAAGAGTTGGTGAAAATAGTAAAATTTGCTTCTGTGGTGATGCATCTCAGACAGATTTACAAAAGACCAATGAGAAAAATGGAATCACTGATTTCATAAAGATAGTTCGTACAATGCCATCATTTGATATTATCGAATTTGGTATTGAAGACATAGTTCGATCAGGACTTGTCAAAGAATATCTTGTTGCAAAAATGCAGTTGGGTATGTAATGTTTAATCATGTAGAATTAGATCTTCCAAAACTTTCGAGAGAAACGATTGACGGAGTTCGTTATTATTCTGTGCCTGATGAAGATGAATTACTAAAATTAGTATCAATCACATCAGTTACAAGTCATTTCAATCGAGAGATTTTTATTAACTGGCGAAAAAAAGTCGGTAATGAAAAGGCAGATCGTATTACAAAGGCTGCAACTACTCGCGGTACAGACTATCATACACTTACAGAACATTTTCTGAAGAATGATAATTTGCCAGAGACAAAACCTATCTCTGATTTTCTATTTAAGATTTCTAAATCTAAATTGAAGAACATTGATAATATACACTCACTTGAAGGTTCACTCTATAGCAAACAACTTGGTATAGCAGGAACTGTTGACTGTATCGCAGAGTATAACGGAGAGTTGTCTATAATTGATTTTAAAACATCAGCAAAACCAAAACCCAGAGAGTGGATCGAACATTACTTTGTCCAAGCAATGGCATATGGTTGTATGCTCTATGAACTGACGGGGATATCTATTAAAAAATTAGTAATTATCATGTCATGTGAAAACGGAGAATGTGTTGTCTATGAAGAATACGACAAAGCAAAATACATCAAACTGCTCGGAGAATATATTAGTAAGTTTGTTCAAGATAAACTGGAGCTCTATGGAACCCAATAAAGAACTTGAGAAGGCCATTGAGAAGAAGTTTCTGACACCTCAGAAGTTTGCTATCGAAATTGAAAAGATAGTTGCGGAAGAACAATTCAATTATATTGATGCGATCTGCCACTATTGCGAAAGTAACAATCTTGAGATAGAATCAGTAACGAAACTCATTTCCAAATCACTCAAGGAAAGACTAAAGTGGGATGCAACTCGTCTCAACTTTATGAAAAAAACAACTCGTGCTAGACTACCTTTGTAATGCAAGTATCTAAATCAGAATTAATCCATCATCGATTACAGGCCATGCTTCGAGAGCACTCATTTAGTGATCTCAAGTATATTGGTGTAAAACCAGATAGTGTTGGTATAGATCAACACTGGTATATGATAGGTGAACATGAAGTCCCTGTCGATGCAATTACAGAATTAGAAAGTGAAGAAACTGACGATGAAAGTGACACCCTTTGAAACCTACCAAACATATCTTTCGATCAAAAATCATTTTTCCAGCCCAAGGTATGATTACTTTAAATATGGAGGAAGATCAAGAGCAAAGATAACTGCTTTTAATAAGAGGAAAGATAAGTATTGGTTTGAAAAAACATCAAGAAAATATCCTGATAATCAAATCGTGGATTTTCTTGTATCTAATTTTGTCACTGCAAATAATCCATCAAGTCTATGGATAGGTGAAATTATCAATTCTGGTGAAAGGACTTATTCTGAGTGGTCACGCAAACAACAAAGTTTGAGTTACATATTCAAAGAACAAATTACACGATTATTTGAAGAATACGAACTTGATGATTTATTTGATTGTTCAAATGGCCATCCACCCATACTTAAAGAGTATTTGGGTGAACATATTGATCTGGAAACTGTTGTGATACTTGAAAAAGTATTTAAGTTTCGTAGTCGATTTGACAAAAAACTTGACGACCCAGTGTGGGAAACCGTCAGTATGAAAATAAGGAAGTATGACCCTTTCATAAATATAAATGTGTTACAATACAAGAAAGTCCTAAGAGAATTAGTAAATGGGTAAATTTTTTGAGTCAGAAATTGTTAAAGAACAATTAGAAGCAATCAGTAAACTTCAACAGGAGATTTACGGAAACACAATGTCTTTCCCTACTATGCCTCGTGCGGACAAATTGGAACATGTTGATAAATTGACTGAACTTCTTGAAAAGCAAGAAATTATGTATGCAAGATTATCACTATCTGATGATCCTGAAGCAATTGAATTATTAACTACTATGAAATCCTCATTTTATATGATGGGATTTCCTGCAGACATGAGTATGAAAAATTTCTTTAGCGAAGCAAAGAAGACAATAGAAACTCTAAGAGTGTCTATTGACAAATAACATGGTTCTGTTATACTATCTAAGTAATCTACCAAAATCTAAAATTATCCGAGGTAATCCAAATGTCTTTTGCTAATTTAAAAAAGCAATCTAAATTAGGTTCTTTAACCGCTAAGTTGGTTAAGGAAGTGGAGAAGATGAACAGTAACGGTGCATCAGGTGATGACCGTCTCTGGAAATTAGATGTAGATAAGAGTGGTAACGGTTATGCTGTTATACGCTTTTTACCTGCACCTGAGAATGAAGATCTTCCATTCGTTAAACTTTATTCACATGCGTTTCAAGGGCCCGGTGGATGGTATATCGAAAACAGTTTGACCACATTAGGTCAGAAAGATCCAGTATCAGAGTATAATTCACAGTTGTGGAATAATGGAACTGATGCCGGTAAGGAACTAGCAAGAAAGCAGAAACGCAAGTTGACATACATTTCCAACATCTATGTTGTGAAAGATCCTGCAAATCCTGAGAACGAGGGTAAGACATTCTTGTTCAAGTATGGTAAGAAAATCTTTGACAAACTCACTGCAGCAATGCAACCTGAGTTCGAGGATGAAGAAGCAATCGATCCATTCGATTTCTGGCAGGGTGCTAACTTTAAATTGAAAGCTAAGAATGTTGCTGGATACCGTAATTATGATTCAAGTGAGTTTGCTGCTGTATCACCATTATTAGATGATGATGATGCAATGGAATCAATCTGGAAGAAAGAATTATCTCTTTCTGAGTTTGTTGCTCCTACACAGTTCAAGACTTACGATGAACTCAAGGTTCGTCTAGAGTATGTTCTTGGTAAGAGAGGTGCAAAACCAGTTGCTCAAGATCCTGAGATTGAAGAAGAAGAGTTCACAACTCCTGTCGCAGAGACAAGAGAGACAGTCTCTTCTGTTGCTTCAAGTTCAAGTGAAATTGAAGACGATGACACACTATCGTATTTCCAACAACTCGCTGAAAACTAAGATACAAGGGAGGGCAACCTCCCTTTTTTTATGGCATGCTTAAATTTAGATTTTCTGTTTGTGCTGTATTATCATCAATTCTTTGACTCGACTCATCATATGTCATTATCTCTTTGAAATCATCAAGGAACTGTTGTAAGAATCCATTTTTCAATACAAATATATTTCTTTTCTCTTCATTTCTTAAAGTCTCATATTCGTAATTAGATATGGCATTGATAGGGTTTGGTATACTCGCCACATTTGTACCAAGTTTTGTTAGGTCATTCGTATATGTAATACCACCATCATAATATGATAGTTTAAAGTTCGCATCTACTCTTTTTCCTTTTGGTAGTATGACTTTTCCAGAGGAATCTTTTACAAGTTTAGTTTCATAATATTTTATATCTGTTAATCCACTCACTCCATACTTATTTTTTGAGTACTCATATAAATCTTGATTTGAAAGTGGCCATTCATCACGAATATTAACTATACCTGCACACACTATAACAACATAATCTAATGTATCACTACCGTATAATTCCTCTGCAACATTATCTGGTCTGAATCCATCAGGTATTTCATACTTATTAAACAAAGTTATAATACTTTGTAAATCTTCTCTTAATTTGACACGACGAAATAAATTTTTTGCATCAACATAATCGAGTGATGAGTTCTTATCACTTAAAAAAGATGGGTATCGTAATGTTGGTAACTCTCTAAAATATCCCATGTTAGAATCCTACTGAATTATCACTATCTTTATAGTCTGTATCGTAAATTGGCTCAATCTCTTTAAATGTCATATCCATAGTCATTGATACTGGTGTTGAATCATCATATGTGGTATGAGTGCCCTCTGCTGTATAGTTTACAGAAAAATTTGTTAAGAAACACTGTTTAAATTTATGTAAGAAAGGATGATCACGATTTCCCCTTTTGTAACTTAATTCAAATATGTTTGGAGTTTTCAGAAATATTCCAGTCCCTCCTACTTGACCACCTTCAAGATTTGCTTTTGGTGCCATGTTCTGTTTGAATGAACGAATTATCAATTTACATTGTCTTGCCTCTTGCTCACTTCTTGGAGTCATTTTAAAAGAAAAAGTGAAACTTCTAAGTGTTGGAGCATCGAATAATAATTCTAAGTTAGGGTTAAATATTTGACCTGATTGTCTTGCAATGAGTTGTTGTGCTGATACATTACCACCAAAAACACCAAGTGCAGATGATGTAAGTTTTGCATTCATAAAGTTTTGAGCTGCTTGCCCTAAACCTTCACTATTTTCAAATCTTTTTGTAAAGTCATTTTTCACTCCCTCTCCAAAATTGCCCAGTGCCTTACTTAATCCTGTTTCTTTCAGGTTTGCTAAAGCATCTCCACCTTCTTTCATAACATTTCCGACAACTCCTGCTGCAGCACCAACAAGAGTGTTCATTGAACTATCACCAAAGTTGACTGCGTTACCATCTTGAACATTTGATGGTACTTGTAAAAGTATAGATCCGTCATTTATCACAGACTTTCGTGCTAGTGATCCTGATGTAGTTCCTCCAACTGCACTGTTTAAAGTATTTGCACCAAATCCAGCTGGGCGAGTAAGTTGATTTGGTTGTCTCTTGTATTCAATAATATTGATTTGTAAGTAATCAGTAACACCAGTTAATGCTTCAAGAGGATATCTTAAAACACCACCACGACGCTGAGACTTTGCAGTAGCCTGACCTTTTGATGCATTATTAATTTCAGATTTTTTTTCAGCCTCTAATAAAAATCCACCATCAGGAGTGACAGGTCTACCAGTGCTTGTATCATATGTAATACCACCTGTTGTATATGTGCTTCCGTCTTTGGAGTATACTGTAGACATTATCTTTCTTTTTTTAACTATTTAGACGCATTTTACCGAAAGGTAGAGCCTGAAGGTCGGTAATCTCTTCAGGATATACACGATATGTACTACTAGTTACATTTGCGAATGAATATGATCGTGCTTCACCATGATGAAAATTAGTTCCACGAAATCCCCATGAATATACATCTGTGACTGCAACTAAAGGGTTTGCATCATATCTACCAGTTGATGATGGTACATATGAAAATAAAAAGAATTGACCTGCTTGTGGTGTTGTTGCTGTGTCACTCACCACTTCAGTAATTTCTGTCATTAATTCATCAGGATCTTCGATTCCGATTAAACGATCTAATACTGGACTAATACGATTCATTTGACTCCGAGTTCATCCTCAGTCATTACCTTAAAAACATACAATCGGTCTTTACAATACTCTGATGCTGCTTTCCATTTTGCTTGATTACGAGCATACTCATAAGTTTCGTAAAGATAACCTTTTGTTTGTCTTTTTGGTTTTTTAGGAGGTTTAAGTTGTTTTTTAGGTTTGACTTCGATAATATACTTTTTGATTTTACCTGTAGTCTCCTTCAGTTTAACATAAAAATCAGGAAAATACCTATGAACTTTATTATCTATTGGAGATCGATATGGTATCGCAATCTCTTCACTACCCCATTCAAGTATATTCTCATTCAAATCACAGTAAACCATGAATTTTCGCTCCCAAAGTGAACGATATATGATGTTTGATGGATTACCTTTATACTTTCGTGGGTAAGATGGTGAATATCTCCCTTTATATGACATAAATAATAATAAGAAAAATCATATAGGTATTTAGCGTGAGTTTTGTACAAAAAATCACGATGACCGATGCCAAAGTCAAATTTGGTAGTTTATCGTTAAATAATCAATATCAAGTTCACTTTGCTGGTATCAACGGTGCTGTCATAAATTTTTTAAGATTTGATAAAAGAATTGATAATGCACAAGACTTTATCAGTCGTGAGGCTGGTATACTCTGCAATGATGCATCGTTACCTGCAACTGCATACGCAACTGCAGAGGTAAAAGATAATTTTATGGGTGTCCCACAGGAGTTTGCTCATACTAGAATATACACAGATATTGACTTCACATTTTATGTGGATGAGGACTACACATTGTTGAATATATTTGAAGGTTGGATGGATTACATTTCAAGTGGTGCTGGAAGTGAAGTTGCTGATTTTCAAAAACCATTTTATCGAAGAATGAGATATCCTGATTCATACAAGTGTGATACGATGTTTATTACAAAGTTTGAAAAAAATCAAAAAAGAAAATTAAGATATCAGTTTATTAATACTTTTCCAAAATCCATATCACCCATTCCTGTTACATACGGAGCTGCGGATCTACTTAAAGTTACTGTCAGTTTCAATTATGACCGCTATATAGTTGCGAATCAAATAGATTCGTGATATAATACTAAATAAAACACTGAATTGAATAATTATGCCTTTACCAAAGATTAGTACTCCAACTTATGAATTGGTGTTGCCATCAAACAATAAAAGAATTAAATATCGTCCATTTCTAGTTCGTGAAGAAAAAATATTAATATTAGCACTTGAATCAAATGACTCAAAACAAGTGAGCGATGCAATTGTTGATATCCTTACATCATGTATTATCACAAAAAATATTGATGTAACAACTTTACCTACATTTGATATTGAATATCTATTTCTAAATGTTCGATCTAAGTCTGTAGGTGAGACAGTTGAAGTGAATGTGACTTGCCCTGATGATGGTGTTACTGCTGTGGAAATGGCAGTTAACATTGATTCAATAAAAGTTAAGAAAACAAAAGGTCATAACAATATCATTAAACTTGATGATAAGTATTCAATGAAATTGAAATATCCTTCAATGAAACAATTTATAGAAAATAATTTTGATGTTGAAGAAACAAATGTAAATCAATCACTTAACATGTTATCTGGTTGTATTGATATGGTATATGATGAGGAGGAAAGTTGGGATGCAGATGACTGCTCACAAGAGGAGTTAGACGGTTTTATTGATCAATTAAATACAAAACAATTTAAAGAGGTTGAAAAGTTTTTTGATTCAATGCCTAAATTATCTCATAAAGTTAAGGTTACAAATCCAAAAACTGGAGTAGAATCAGATATTGTATTGGAGGGTCTGGCTGCTTTTTTCAGCTAGGTATGGCCCACACGAATCTGGAGTCATACTATAAAATTAATTTTGCCATGATTCAGCATCATAAATACTCATTGACTGAGATTGAAAACATGATGCCTTGGGAAAGAGATGTATATGTCGCTTTACTCAAACAATATATTGAAGAAGAAAATTTAAAAAGACAACAAAGTAACTCATAGTGGCACTACCTATTCTTTCTATTGCTAAAATTGCTGGTACAGCAGCTAAGGCAGCAAAGAAGAAAAAACAAACACCAAAAATGCAAGTCACCAAAGTCATGGACATGGGGATGGATGATGGTGTAGAAGTGGCACCAAAAAAGAGAAGAGGAAGACCTAAAAAATTACAGACGCTTGCAGAGGTACAGGCAGATATCAACTTAAGAGAATTTCAAAAGTCTCAAAAAAAATTGAATGCTGCTAAGTTGATGAACAAAAATGCTAAAGGAACTGAAAAAATTTTGATGCAGTCAAATATGATTCTGGCAGATATTGCAAGAATTATATCAACAGACCTTGCAATTGAACAAGAAAAAGAAAAAGCACAGATAGATGCACTCAGAGAGGAGCAAAATAAGGGAAAAGTAGCAGAAGATGAAAAAAGTGTAGAAAGTTCTGGTAAAAAAGTTGCAGGTGGTTTGAAGAAAATATCGATGAAGGCATTGCAACCTGTGACTGGTGCGTTTCAAAAATTAATGGATTTAGCAGGTATACTTGGAATTGGTATACTTGGAAATGCTGCATTTGAATTTATCAGAGATCCTGCAAACTCTGAGGCAATAGGTAAATTTTTTGGATTTATACAAAAGAATGCAAAGTTTATATTGGCTGGTATGGGTATTCTTGCTGCACTACCTTTAATCAGCACACTTGGTGGTGTAATAGGAGCAATCAAAATAGCATTTAGTGGTTTAGCATTTGTGATGGCAAACCCAGTAATATTAGGTGCGATTGCATTAATTGGTGCACCGATAGGTATTGCAATAGGTGCTGGTAAATTAGCAGAATTTATTGAAAGGAAGGTAGAAGGTGGATCAGCATTTGTTGATGCTCAAGATCAGTTGGATCAACAACTTAAAGATGCTGGTATGGATTCAAAGGGTAGAATTGGATATACAAATAAAAGAGGGAGATTTATCAAGAAAGGTGATAGAAATGCAGAACAGGAAGCATTATTTCAAAAGGTTCAGGCAAAAAGAAAAGAACTCCGTCAACTTCGTGATGATATGCGTAAGGAGATGGATGCACAAAAAGCAACAGTTCAAATGTCAGGTGTGAGGACAGGTGGTAGAGATAAGGGTAGGAAATATTTTTCTAAGGAGGATAATGAAAAAAAAGCAGAATTAGAAGCAGGAGTCAGAGCAGACTTTGAGGCAAAAATTGGTGATATTATTGCAAGAAAACGAGGTGGTAGAGGTGCAAGAGGTAGAACAATACTTGTTGGAGAACAAGGCCCTGAATTATTTACACCAAATACTGATGGTCAAATAACAAATAGTAATGAAACTCTTGCGATGTTAGCAGATGGTGCAAATCAAGTTAATATTATTACTGAAGATTTACCACCAATCACCACTCCAATGCCAGCAGTGCCAGTAAAAGAGGGTGTTACTGCTAACGCAGCTGAACCTGTAAGTTCAATTAATCCCTTGAATGATTATATGATTTTTACACCCCAACTTTTAGGTATTGAGTAATGCAACAGGCAGAACAACTCAAAATAAATGTATCTAATATTAGAAGTTCTTTACTTATTGGGACTAAGAGAACTCAAGTCCTAAAAATTAGAAAAGAAAAATTATTAGAGGACATAGAACAGAAGAAATTAGTAGAACAAGAGGAAAAAAATTTAGAACAAACAAAAAAACCAAAGAAGATTAGTGTTCTTAAATCACCAGTGAAAAAGGTTGCAAATGTTTTTGATAACATTATGAAATTTGGTTCGATAATATTAACTGGTATTCTTGTTAATGCACTACCAAAAATGATGGATACCATTAAGAAAGTATTTAATTCAATCTCAGGGTTTTTTAGTAGGGTGTTTAATTTTTTTAAACCATTCATATCATTTGTAACCGGAATGGAATTTAATGATAAGGATAATGAAAATAAAAAATTGATGGATGATGCAGAAAATTTGAAAAAGCAACTTAAACCATTAGATGATATAACCAATAAAGTTGGAAAACTCACAGGTGATTTTAATAAGGCTGCTGAAAAATCTGGTGTATCAACTGGAGGTGGTGATGGATCAGGAACAAGTGGCACAGAATCATCAAGTGAAAGCACTACAACCACCACGACTACCACTGATAAATCGGATTCTTCTACCACTGTTACTGGAACAAAAACAGAAAAAGAACTTGAAGAGGAGGGATTCTACAAAGAAAAATTAAAGGAAGCTGAAACCCGTAGAATTGAGTATGTAAAAAATGGTGAAACTTCTAAGATAGTGGGTGTTGATAAAAAAATTGAATTTTATAAAAAGAAATTAGGTATCAACCCACTAAATACAACTATTCTTGTACAAGATTCAGACGGGAAAGTTCAAAAACTTGATAGTTCACAATTGAAATCAAAAAATAACGATACTATTTCTATGTTAAATAATAATGGTAGTGGTGCTAATGGTAGTAAAACTATCATAGTTCAAAGACAGATAGTTCAAACAAATGTAGCAGTCCCAGTATAATGTCAGCAGTCAGTCCTTCAAAGTACAATAGAATAGAACTTCAGAAAAAGGGTAAGAAACCAGTCGAACTGAAGGGAGGAGTAGTGTCTGTTGATTACTATGAGAGTTTATATTCACCAACTGTAACTGCTAATGTTATGTATATGGATGCAGGAGGTAATTTAGAAGATGATAAAAATAAACTAACCAGTGTAAAAGAGGCCTTACCGATTACAGGTCTAGAAGATTTATTCTTTAACATATCAAATGAAACTGGTCAACTTAAATTTATAAAGAAAGATGCCTTCAAGGTATCTAAGGCTCCTGTTATGACTCGTGAATCTAACAGACAAGCAGTATTATTATCAGTGGTCAGTCCTCATCTCAAACAAAATAACGATGATCCGATATTTGATAAGTACAAGGGAAAGATAAGTGACACTGTAAAAAAGATTCTGAAGGAGAAATTAAAAATTAGTAATGATAAATTAGATATCGAACCAACTCAAAATGGATATAATTTTTTAGGTAAAGGTCGAGGAGGTCTTGATCTAGTATTAGATTTATGTAAAAGATCAGTTCCTATTAAAGGAGATGCTGGATTTTTCTTTTATCAAACTAAAAGTGGATTTAAATTTAAATCTATAAACGAATTGGTATCTCAGAAACCAGAGTTTACACTCGTATATTTTGGTGGTTTTAAACAGGATAATACAGATGGTAGTGGTAATGATAATAAAATTATGATGCCACCTAGATTTGAAAAAGATCAAGATGTAATGAAAGCTCTAAAGGGTGGTGTTTATCGAAGTCGTAATATCTTTTTTGATCCACGCACTTTTTGTTATGAGGAAGTTACTTATGATATCAGTGCAAAAGAGGGAATTAAAAAAACTTTAGGTGGAGCTCCACCGTTTGCAGATGATGTAAAGAGTTTTACTAAAACATTTCATCATATTTTAGATGTAGGAAGTTTGGATTCAAATCCAAGCACTGAGATTAATAATGATCCGAGAGACTGGCAAGCATCATCTGTAATGAGATATAACTTATTACACTCACAAGTTGTACATATACAAATTCCATGTAATCTTAAACTAGAAGCGGGTAATGTGATCAAGATGGAGATTGAATCCACAAGTGCTAACAAAGAAGAAGGTGCAAAAGATGAACAGCAAAGTGGTAATTATCTTATTTTAAATCTATGTCATCATTTTACTGATCGTAGATCAATTACATCTTTGACTTTAGTGAGAGATACTTATGGTATTAAGAGGAGTAAAGACTGATGTTTGAATTACCTAGTTTTTTCAATTCAAGACTTGAACCTTGGATCGGTAAAGTTGTATCCCAAAAGGCACAAAAGGCTCAACTCAATGGTATGGGGTGGGGTCATAGATTTAAAGTACGCATCATGGGTACATATTCTGAGAATGATAATGTAGAGGACAAAGACTGTCATACAGCAGTTGTGATGTTAGGTGTAACTGATGGTAGTGGTGCAGCAAACAGAATGAAATCAGTCAAGAT